CCAATATAATGCTGACCTGGAACAACTGGTGTTTCGAAGGTATCTTTGGGACGGGTAGCGACACGGAGTTCGTTGGTATCTTTGGGGCGCATAATTTCATTGATTTCCAATTGTTGAAAACCACCTTGACCCGAGATACCGAACTTGTCTCCGAGACCTGGACCCACGCGGGTGGGCTCAAAAGGTCGTTCATTATTTCGAGCAACAGGAGGTTGAGATGCGATACGAGATTGAATAAACTCAGTATTGTCTTCCATTCCAAATGGATTTCCATAGGGGGCCTGAGAATTGGCGAACATATTCTCAACTTCCCGTTTCTTCATTTGGACCGAGCCGCCACCATTGAATGCATCCAAAATACTGGTATTGGCCTGTGGAGACATATTTTGACGATTTTTATCTTTGATAAAAGGTTGCATGTTGTTATGTTTGAATTCCTTCGATGGAATTCGCTGACCGGACAATGGGCTGATCACATAATCGGAATCGATATATTGGGGATTTGCTTCGGTATGATCGGATCGAAACTCCATCATCGATACACTAGAATCAATGGGCTGTGGAGAGGGTTGTGTACCGGAGAATGAAGGTAATTTCTGTGTTGCATATCCAAAAGCATTGCCGTATGGTCCATTGGATGAACTTGGATCGGATGGATAGGTCTGTCCATTCGAGTTTTGATACATCATATCCAATTCAGGTCCAAATCCAACGGCCGAAGCACCTTTTGATGCTAAGGTAAGTGGATCAGAATTACGTCCACGAGCGGCTGGAACAAATGACTCTTTGATCGTTGGTCTCCCTAAAAGACTGTGTTGAACATCAGAGGGAGGTAAGGTTTGTGAGGGTGCCCGCTGAATCGGTACAACAGGAGAAAGATCCGATGCCTTTATCGGCTTTTTCTTTTCACTGACTTTTGAAACAAGAAATCCAAGACCGAGAAGACCTGATAATGCGGCGACTTCCATACTATAAGATTCTACCTTTACTTTTTTTAAAACATCCGCCTCATCCAAATAGGATACGATTTAAATAAACGTATTGGTAAATAGACTATTCTTCACTGATTCTGCTAAAATGATATTGAAAATGAAAGAAGACGATCTGATTCCCTGTATCTTAGAGGACGGACAGACAATCATCACAACTCTCACCAATTCAGGGTATATGTTATATACATTAAATATGCTAAAAAGTCTTGCATCATATGGATGGGACAAGAAAGTGCTCGTTGTTTGTATGGATCATGAAGCCTATCTACAGATCCGTGCAAGAGGATATCAAGCCGTTCATGTAGAACAGGAGACGCTGGGACGTTTTTTTGCATGGAATACAAAGGGATATGAGGAGATTTGTTACTGGAAATTGGCATCCATTTACACCTTGTTATCGATGAAAAAGAATGTTATCTTGATCGATGGTGATATCGTATTTCGAAAAGACCCTGCAGAGGGATGGAGGAATTGGTGGTCTGATTCGGTATATGATGTCTGCATTCAGAATGATTCGCAGATGGATAGAGATACAACCAATATGTGCACAGGATACATGATGATTCGATCCACTCCTCAGATGATTCAGGCCTATGATTGTGTTTCAGAAGAAGGACGTCAGAAATACAATCAATGTGTGTTTGATAACAATGACCAAACTTATTTTAACAAGTATGTGAAACCCTATTGCCGATTTTTATCCTTGCCATTAAACCAATATCCAAATGGGAAAATGTATATGGAAAATAAATCGAAGATTGACTCAACCTGTATATTAATTCATTTTAATTGGTTAAAAGGACACTTCAAACTGATTACGATGAAGCAGCATTCCATGTGGTTGTTAACACCTGAGGAGGAGCAGATCGAATGATACGATTATTCATGACCCAATTCAGATAAAGAGGGTTGATACGTCGGATGAAAACAGGATTGTGTCTTGTGCGTATTGTATTTCTCTTTATCCAAATCACGTGATGGAATAAAGTGATCAAACGGTGTTTCGAAGGATTCTTGTGGATTGCGAAAGAGTGGATGCCAGCGGTTCCAACCGGTCGTGCGGAGGGTGCATGGAGGATCGACCAGACGCGCAAAGGTCATAGGAACATCTTGATTGGGGGCATGATCTAATGATTTTGAATTCATATTATTTTGATCCGGATGGTAATGACCATGTGGCGTGCGAATCTTTGTTGCAAAACGACCAATACCCTTCAAATCGGATTCAACGTCTGTTTTCCATTCTCCTTCTACCCATGAATTACCGCTCTTTTGAATACGTGTAGTGGCATTCACTGGAAAGGTTGTCGGACAGTTTGCAGCGGGAGGATTCAAATAATAACGACTTGCATACGAGGTAATTCGCATATCATCCACTTGGTGAAATGGATCATTCCGTAGACGTGTTAATGCTTGTTGGACGATACAAGGACCAGACATTTCTTCTTTATCACCTTATTATAAAAGTGATAAATAAGATTCGATTCGTGTATTCTATAATCATTAGTATTTTTCAGGGCGAACACATACCTGATTGACAAGAGGAGCGGGTGCAACTACCGATGGATAGGCCATCATTTGGTAAACAGGTAAATGGTCTTTTTGAATATTAATCTTCAGATTGTCAACTTTCGTATTATGACGAACAAGTTCCGTTTGCCCCTTCTGTGGTGGCTGATATTGTCTCCAAGGTGCAAAGGTAATGGGATGATGAAGTCGTCGAAGATCCGATTCCAAATCTACCGAAAGCCCCTTGATAGGACTCACTTCGTTTCCTGCAATAAGACCCAGAATGTGGCGACGAGGAGTGGAATGAACGACTTGTGAGGTCATTCGATCATAATGCTGTGGATTTTCTTGTTTTTCCCAATGACTGGTTAAGACCGGTCCGTATGCTTCAGATAGATCATTCAAATAGGCCATTTGAAGGAATGTCTACTTACAGATAGACTTTATTTCTTTTGTTTGATGCAAATGGCGGAACGAACGGCTTTTTCGTCCAACCCTAGAGATTGCTGCGCAAACTCCAAAATGGCACTGCGATGCTGCGATTTCAGTGTCTTTCCACTGTTCTTATTCATACGCTTCTTGGCGGCAGCCAAGGCCGAATTATAATTCTTAAAGCGTGCTCCGATTTTAATGTATTTCTCGTTGATTCCCGCATTGAGCAAGCGCTGCTTGATACCCAGTTGACTAGGATTTAATTTCTTGGTGTTTTTATAATATCTCTTTTTGGTGGCATTGACGTATTTCTGAAAGCGGGATTCAGCCACGCCCTTTTCAGGGATAATGACATATTTCTCATTGAGATCCGCAATCTCCTCTCTGGCCGCAGCGAGAACACGGTTACGAAGGGTTCCACGAAGCACCGCACGTTTCTCTTCCGCATTTGCCCTCTTTTTGTTTAGTTTTGCGGTGCGATTTGCCAGTGCCTTCTCGGCTTTCTTACGACGAGCCTCAGAGGCATTTCTAAGTTTCTGATCAAACTTTTCACGGCGTTCTCTCTCTTTCTGTTCTTGTTTACGTTTACGCTCCTCTTCTTTTTCTTGTTGCTTACGCTTGCGTTCTTCCTCTTTTTTATTAACCGCAACGGACATGACAGATTCTACTTAATTTCAATATTTTATAAAATGATGATCCTCTTTAACAATTAATATCACGGAGATAGGATCGTGAAGGAATGCCACCATGAATCCATCCAGGAGCCGCCACTTCCGGAATAAGATTCTTGGGATTTTGAACATTATTCTTCAGCATGGGAATCATGGGAGTAAATTGCTGTGGCAGGAAGGTTTCAGACACGGTTCCACATTCTTTTCCCATGCGAACTTGTTCCGAATGGAGCAAAAGACTTTCTACATCACGCGAAGGATTGCCACCCGCCATAAAGGGGACCGTGAGAAATGGACGCATTTGTGGGCGAATTTGACAACGGTTGTTCTTAAACGAGGGTTGATTGCGTAAAATCGAGTCAGCGTCGATAGCAGAATTATTGAATCCAAATCCTTCACGTGGATACATTTGAAGTTGATCAATCGCGAGTGGGTTAACGCCGGTAGCTCTTGGGACCAAATTGGTGGTAGCATAACGTCCGGGTCCGACAGACTGTGCATAAAATGATTCAATTCCACATAAATCGTCACGTGAATGAGTTAAACGATTGATCTCCATAATCTCTGAAGTATTCTTCTATAAAAAATCTATTTAAAAAAGAATGAAACGACCGAGTACTCTTGTCAGATCATTTTGTCATTGTATCAAACGAGTACGGAAAACGGTCAAATTGCGTCCAAAGACTCCGCGAACTCCATCTGCAAAAGAAAAGGCGGCCATTGCCATTTGTGTAAAATCTGTTCTTCAGTCGAGAGGCAAAACATTGAAACGTTTTGCCTGTAAAAAGAAACCCTTTTTACGAACTCAACTACTAAAATAAGGGCATGCAATTTAATAATCATAATATCGTCCTTGATCGATCAAGTGTTGATTCGACCCATGATAATACTCCCATAATCGCACAATGTTTTCTGCAGTTTGTTCTGTAAATACATCTGCACCTTCTGTTTCATTCTTTTTTTTACGAAATGCATCACATGCTTCTCGCAAACTTGGATAAAAAATTTCATCTAATGTCTGATGTGGCCCATATCGCTCTTTAAAATAGACAGGATCAATCGTAAAGTCACTTACCATGCTTTTATCGGGCATCTGTCTTTCCCTTAGTACAATGCGGATTGTATAGGATGTTCGATACAGAATCGTAGGATCTTCATAGGGGTCTCCCCATCTTCCATCATACCATGAGAGTGTGCTATTATGAAAACGAACCCCATATTGTTCCCATCGAGCATTATCGACCCATTCAGATACCCATCGCTCTGCCATATGATCATTGATTAAAATATGAACCGTGTCGCCGTCTTTTACTTCGGATAAATCTGTGCCACCATTATGCAATAGGACAATTTGAATCACATTTTGATCTGGATAATAATTCTTTTTTAAATGAGAAACAATATTTTTCCACGAATCCGTCGGAGGTGATAGTGGGATCATAAAGGCTTCGCCAAATAGGGGTTGAATCCAAAGTGGCATGATTCTGTCTAGACAGCCTCATGTCACTTTTATTTATATTCCATATGATCGGTGTTTATAGCGCAGATAACCATGGAATCGTTCCTTGGTCCGTTGTAAGTGCACAAGCAGGGCGGCCGCCCTCTTTACATGTCTTGCCAGGTATTTTGTATAGCCAATTTGCAAAAGATCCCTGATCATTTGGAATGGTAGTGGATGGTTGTGTGATAAATTGGCGCTGGCTCTGTTTCTTTCCATATACATCGGTTGGATCGGAATGCCACTGGATTCGAAAGAAATCATCCATCACTTGTTCCACGGCTGGATGCTGAACTGAAGCAGCAGGTGGACGATCAGGATTGTATTTGATTTCATCGAGTAAGACATTCATAAACAGGTTGCGTGATGTAGGAGGTGTATGATCTGGAAGAGCCGGACCTGAATACGGTGCAGCATCAATTTCCTGTGATCCAATGGGGTCTTCGATCGGTTGAACACCTCCCTTTACTGCACCGCCATTTACAAATGATTCGGTGGTGCGTTCTAATGATTGTGATGGATCAACGGTTTTAACAATGGGTAATGGATCATATCCATTTGAAGACGGTTTATTGCCCTTTATGGAATCTATCATAATAATGGCAAAAGCGGTGATTCCTCCAAAAAGGAGTGAAACGGGGATAAATGCTAAACCGGCTACGGCAGTTCCAATAAATCCAATAAATAAAGATAAGATCATAATCCGGGCAAGGAAATTCCATGCAGAATGTTTACAGGTTCTTTCATAATTCAAATGATAGGACTGAAATATAATGGAGGGTTGAATCCAGAAGGGGGGTTCACAAGATGTTGTATGAAATGATTCTTCAGTCATTGACTCTACCACCTATCAAGTTTATTTCTTATTTTTTGGCTTGACAGATGATTTTGCAGAAGATGGTTTAGGAGGTAGAGGAGGTGGAACAGGTGGTGCTTGACGCTTTTCCAATTTTTTGCGGAGTCGATCACGAACCAGTGCCATACGAGCGCTACTTTCTCTTCCCGCCGAGCGAGCAACGTCCATATCTTCCATACCAAATGCACTCTTCAAACTTTCCATCATTTCCACAAACGAAGAATTACTCGAGAACTCTTTCATCATCTCTTCTGCTTCACGTGCAATCTCTTGGGGACGAATCGCACCTGACATAATTTTCTGCTGAAGTCGTTTACCAATTTTGGCAATCGTTTTTTGCAATATGCCTGGATTCTTTGTAAATGTAGAGAACAAGATTCCAAATGCATTACTCGGATTTTTTTCACATTCTGCAACCATTTCTGCTGAAATTCCAAGATCTTCAGGGGTAATATCTTTTACGATCTCTTGTGCAAGTTTAGCAAGTTGACCCTTTAAGAATCGTTCAGGCAATTTGGGCAATGAAAAACTTGGCTCCTTTTCATCACCGCCTGAAGAGGGTGAAGAAGATGATGAGGAGGATGAAGAAGAGGAAGACGAAGACGAAGACGTGGCAAAAAAAGAGGAGAACTTCTTAATAAACGAATCCATATCCACCGATTCCCACTTTTCTTTGATATCTTTCATCATATCCTCCATCCATTCGGGTTTGGATTGACCCAT